GGCTCAGAAGTTCAACGCTTGGTCTACCTCCAGCAGTTACGCAACAAGCGCATGACTGAGATTCTTGACTTGCTCTCTAAACAAGTCAGCCCACCTACCGCCTTGATTGGCTTTACAGGCATTTTGGATGAAAAGAACTTTGCTCTCAACCGTGCTGGTGGCTTGTTGGCAACCGACATGCCAAACGCTAAAGTAGAGAAGTTAGCACCCACTATCCCACCTGATTTATTCCGAGAAATTGGTGAAGTTGACCTGATGTTTGAAGAGGCATCTGGCATCGTTTCTGTCTTGCAAGGCCGTGGTGAAGCGGGTGTGCGCTCTTCAGGACATGCCTCACAACTTGCCCGTCTAGGTTCAAGCAGAGCCAAGAAACGTGCGCTTGTCATTGAGGACAGCTTAGAGAAGATGGCAACCTTGTATCTCAAGTGTATGCAGGTCTACGACAACACCCACTACACAGACGCACAAGGACGCAAGTTCATTGCCGAACAGTTCACAAAAGACTTTGTGGTGAAAGTAGACGCTCACTCTAATTCACCCATCTTCATGGAAGACAGCCGCAAGATGGCGTTTGAGTTGTTCCAAGCTGGCGTGATTGACAAAGAGTCCTTGCTTGACATGATTGAACCTCCAATGAAACAATTGTTGCTAGAAAGACTCAGAAAAGCAGAGGAAAAGCAAGCTGCTCAACAAGCTATGGAGCAACAAGCGCAGCAAATGCAACCTCCAAAGGCAGAAGGTAAACCAGACTTAAAAAAGGTGGGATGATGGCTCCAAACAATACTGGCATGACACAACCTACGGCAGACCAACCAAGGGTTGACACCGCTTCTTTGAAAAGAAACGAAGCGAGTCCTAACTTGACTTTGCGTCAAACTGGGTATAAAACCTCATACGGAAGGAGTCAAAGGGATTCCAACCGCAAACAATATGGGAGTTCAAGATGAATATGAAACCAAAAAGCGGTCGTAAGTGCCGTCGTTAATCAGGATTCCGTGAGGAATGGGTATGGCTGCCTCCCCTTTGTAGGTGGCCTTGTAAAAAGGAAATGTCATGATGTACGGAAAAGCAAAAATGGCTCCCAAAATGGCTCGTATGGGACGCAAAGCCCGTAAAGGTCGCAAGTAATGTCTACAGAGGGCTGACAAAAAATGCCCTCTACCTATTGACAAGATGTTTGTAAGTGGTTACAAACACGGCAAGGAGTGATTATGAGTGTTCCACCAGATAAGTTGATGGAGTTAATGCGAGGTAGCCAAGCGGCTGCGGGCACACCCACCCCTAATGAAAAAGAAGAACCAGAAGAAGCAGAAGGTATGGAGGAGCAAGAAGCCCCTCCGATGGCTTCTCCAATGTCTACTCCAGAACCCAAGATGGGAAACAAAGAAGCCGCACTTATTAACATAAGTATGGCTATTGACTTGCTTGAGCAATCTCTTCCCGCTTTTGGCTCAGTTTCTGAGGAGGGGAAGAAAACCCTCAACGCTATTCGTGCACTCAGTGGGTTGATTGGTCAGAAAAAAGGCAAAACTGACGAATTACAGCAATCTGAGATTCTTCAGTTAATGCAAACCTTGCCACAGGCGGGTGGTGCTACCCCTGAAGGCAGAGCAATGGCTCAAGCACCTATCCCTGGTATGCCTCCCGCTGGCGGTATGCCTCCCCCCCCACCCATGTAAGGAGAAAATTTTGGAACTATTCAAACCCCGTGCGGCAGCAGCACCTCGTAAACCAACAGACAACAACCAACAAAATGGCGTTGTCACCAACACTCCACGTTTCTCTCAGTTCGGTGGCTTGAGTGGCCCCAACAAAGTGAACAAGTCCAGCATGGCTGTCCAAAAGCCAGGTGACGGTAAGCGTGTCATTTAATCGTATAAAGAGGGTAACTTTATGTCACTAGAAAATCTTTCCTTAGAAGCCCGTGATGAGTTGGCTGCACTTGCTCAAACTCTTGCGGAAAACCCTGATACTCGCAAAGACTTCTTGCGTATGACCAAGAAGGTCAAACCAGACCTTCCTATTCCTGAACTTGACATTGAAGATTACACACACAGAGCGGTCAGCCGTTCCGAAGACCGTGTGCAAGCCTTGGAAGCCAAGTTGCGTGAGAAAGAAGCGATTGAAGAACTTAACAATCGCAGACAGAGCTTGATGAAAAAGGGTTTGATTTCTAACGAATCAGAAGTTGGTGACGTAGAAAAAATCATGTTGGAGCGTGGTATCACAAATCACGAAACAGCAGCCGAATACCATCAGTGGATGAAGCAAGCCGCAGTGCCGACTTCATCTGGATACAACCCAAGTGCTGTCAAGCAATTTGACTTGAACAAGTATTGGAAGAATCCAGCAGCCGCTGCTCGTAATGAGGCAATGAATGCGCTCAATGACTTGCGTAAACCGCATCGTCCTATTGGGTTGTAAGAGGGTAGTTTTTTTTCATAGGAGGCCTTATGGCTATTGGCGGCGGCATCCTACCAGCAACAGGGTCAGCACAGTTCAACGAACTGACTTACGTTACTCGTAGAGCCTTCATCCCCAAGCTGGTTGTCCAGCTTTATAACTCGACACCCCTCATGGCGGCTCTGATTGCCAACAGTCAGTCAGCCTCTGGTGGTGTGTCTTCCGTAACCGTTCCTGTCCAAGGCGCACAGTTTGTGAACGCTCAATGGTCTGACTACAGTGGCTCTTTTGCCCAACCGTCAGTCCAACAAGGTGCTTACAACGCTGAATTCGACCTGAAACTGATGATTTCTCCTGTACCGTTCCTCGGTATGGAAGGCGCAGTTCAGCAAGATGCTGCCATTATTCCGTTGATTGAAGCTCGTATGAACGATGCAACCAACGTGATGATGGATGCAATGGCAACCGCTTTGTACACCAACACTTCCAACACACAACAGTTCATTGGTTTACCCGCTGCTGTTGCTAACTCAGGCACTTACGGCAATATTGACCGTGGTACTTACACTTGGTGGAAGTCCTCGCAGTATGCCGCTGGCTCTGTGAACCCAACCCGTCAAAACATTCTGCAATACATTTCTGGCACAGTGAAAGCTGGTGCTGAAATGCCTAGCTTTGGTGTTTGCGGTTTTGGCACTTGGACACTGTTGGCTCAAGACTTTGTTGGTCAAGAGCAATACGTTATCACCCCAGGCGCAGGTTTTGATGGCGAAACCAATGGCCCTCAAGCTGCCTTCCGTGCCTTGATGGTTGCTGGCGTACCTATCTATCCAGACCCTTACTGCCCTGAAGGTACTGTGTACTTCCTGAACACCAACTACTTGTCTCTGTACATCCATGAGCAAGGTTCGTTTGTGTTTACAGGCTTTGAGTCCACACTCCCGAACTGGCAAATTGGTTATGTTGGCGCAGTTTTGATGATTGCCGAATTGGTGAACGTCAAACCTAAGTCAATGACCAAGGTGACGGGTTACAACTACCTTTCACTGTAAGGAGAAAAAGTCATGGCTTTAGCAATGAACAAAATCATTCTGGCGAATGCAACGACCAACACTGCTGGTGCGTACTTTGCCAATGTCACACTAACTGCCGCTAACGCAGGTACAGTGATTCCCGCAGGTACTTACATGGTGTTTCCCGCTGCCAACGTAATTGTGACTGCAAACAATGGCTCATCCATCACAACCTTGCTTGCCAATAACACTGGCGGCATGATTTTGTCTGATGGCGTGAACGTGTTTGCACAGTCAACTATTGCTGGCGCAGGTTCTGCAACCGCTTTGACCATCAATGGTGGCATCTCAGCCAACAGCACCTACACAAGTTAAGGAGACAGTATGAACGCAAACCATGTAGGCGCACTGTACCCAGACGGTTTTGGCAATTTTGCTGTTGGCTCTACCAATCCTCCCGTTGCGATGGGAACCACTGGTAATGCCATAGCAACAATTGCTACTGTCGGTACTGGCTACATTGTTCGCCGTATTACTGCTTTTAATGCCAACGGAAGTGTTGCGCTTGCCAACGTCACTATCTTTACAAGTAATGATGGTAATTTGGCAAACGCAGTTTCTAATGCAACTGTTCTTTCAAACATTTCTGGCACAGGTTTGTATCAAGACCTTGCGTTGACAGCAAATACGTCAACCAAAATCTATACAACACCTCTGTTTGTGTGTGTGAATACAGCGGCAGCAGCAAACAACACTGTTGATATTACTGTGTACGGTGACGTTGTAACACTATGACAGAACTCGTTTATGTAACCAACCATACCGACAAAGACCTGTACGCTGAGTACAACTATGTCGGTTATGACTTTCCTGTTGGCAAGACAGTTGAGTTGACTGTCCCCGCCGCTAGGCACATGCTTGGTTATGGAGATGAGGACAAGGAGAAGTATCTTGTCCAATTGGGCTTGATACGACTTCACAGCGAACTTGAAGAAGCAACGGAGAAATTCAGGAATATTCAAATTTCTGAAGAACCTCCAAAAAAGAACAGCTCGTTACCCTCGGCTGTTGGCGTAGTACCCTTACGGCTTGAGAAGGCCGTGGGGGGAAAGTCCAATCAGAGGGTTGCATAACATGAAGGTAACATGGCAACTCTCTCTTCCTACATCACGGAAGTACAGCGGTTATTGCATGATGCAAACTCTGTTTTCTGGACAACCTCGGAGCTAACGGACTACATCAACGATGCCCGTGAGCGAGTAGCGAGAGATACTGGGTGTTTACGCACCCTTCAAATTACCGCCACCCCAATTTCAAGTACAGGTGTTCCCGCAACCGTATGGACTGCGGGTGCTACTGTGACTGCTGGTCAGTTTATATTCAACAACATCTTCATTTACGAAGTAACTGTCAGTGGTGTACTTAGCACAACACCTCCACCTTACCCTGCTTCTGGCTACACTTTCCCGCCTTCTGCACCCTTTACAGA